GAATAATAGACCCGAGGAGGGTGGCCTGATTCGAGCCAGGTAGCCCCTCCGTCTGTTATGTGATGTCCTAAATTGTTGGGCCTCACCTCAAGGTGCAGAGACGATTGCACTGGCTGAACCTCGGCCGTAAAACGAAACCCGGTGCTAAATCACAACCACTTCATTCTTTCATTGGTTGAGCGGGTGGATACCCAACACTTACAGATGTTGGGACGGTTCAGCGCGCGTAAGTCCGTTAGGGTAGGGTGGCTTTATAGCATTTAGCCACACCAGGCCAGCGGCGCGTAGCCTAACATTTAGAAAATTCGTTCTTCCATTAATAACGGTATGCTCCGTTAGGGAGAACGATGCTTTTAAATCGAGCGTGCAGCAACTCCGACCTGGGCATGTCGTTAAACTACCTACCTTATCTTCGGGTGAAGCTGGTCCCCGGAGATCCGACAAAGCCAGTGCAGCCTCCTGTGATTAAACCAGCGAGTAGGGAACCGACGCCGACTTCCAGATATGGTCGTCCGCCGAGGGTGTGCCAACCGATCAGCGCTTGCGCTGCCAGTGTAAAAACTGCGCTCTTGAGATTAGAGGGTTGGTGCTAACGTAGAGATGGTGTCCCCGCGGGCTTGTTCCTCGTAGATATGCGAGGGAGCGGCTTTTGCCCCCGATCCGCGGGCATATACTACCACTCGAACGTGCTAGACTTAAAAACTCTAGTGGAGAGACAACACCTACCGCCCCGACCTGCGCAATGTCTTCGACTGTTCAGGAATTACGCCATGGCGCCCCCAAGTAGCAATGCTTGGGCCGGTGTGGTTGTATAGGGCACAGAAAGAGTCCGCTCTCCCTTCATATCCCCTGAAGGGCGGGAACGATGGCTTACTCAAAGTATCAAGGACGTCACGCTAGCGAGGAATTTTCCGCCCCGCGAACTGCCCCGGTCCAGCAGTCCTCAATCGGAAAGGATGGTAACCTCGATAACCAGGCTAGTCACCTCAACGACTCTGCGGTCCCTTCGCGCCCTGCCTTTAGCGATAAACTGAGCGCCTCCTTCTCCTGGTGCTCCTTTCCTTTCTCTTTCGTCGTTCTGCGTTTTCTTTTCTTCCTTTCCTTCACCGTGAGTTCTTTCTTCTCTTTTCGTCTGCGTTATTTCATTTCGTTTGTCACTTGCGCAAGCCCCCTGAGTAGTAGGAACTCACGACCCCGACGGGCTTCGGCCTTGGCCTTCGGTCGTAGTGACTCGATTAATTTCCTTGCTCACTACACCACGTGTATCCCCCTTCTCCTTACCTCTTACGGTCTCATCTCGCCTTCGCAAGCGCTGCATTTAAGTTATGTAACTAAATTCACCGACTTGCCTAAATCACTGCGCGATGGTATCCTCAGAGATTCACGGAGTCACTTGCTGGTGCGCGTCTACAACCGTCATGTCCAAAGTCTGCTAGCTCAACCCCTTAAAGGGAAATATGAGCTTGCCCCGCTCCGATGTCTACTCACTTCTGCGCAGGAGTTCTTAACTACTCCGTACACAGAAGCTGAGCTTAAGGTGTCTTCAGCTTATTCTTCTCCGGCCATCCCGGCTCTGGGGGGGATCCGCGGGGTGTTAACTCAACTAGTTACTGGCTCTAAAGCTACTGGTATCTCCAACCGCTGGCACCCAGGTCACTACCCGGCCAAAGCTATTAGCCAGCGATTGAACTACCGCCAAGTTGGGACTGAGATTTACACCGAACGACCAAATGACTACATCCGTAGTTTCCCAGACCACATTTCACCCCCTCGCCTACCCGAACATTTCTCTGATTCCCTTAAATCAGTAATTGCCGGTCGTACCAGGGATGGTAATTCACCGGCGGCTCAAGCTGTCCCAGTGGATTTCACTCGCAATTGGGCGCCTCGCCCTCTCAACGATCGGGTACTTAGTGCTCGAGCGGAGGGCCTAAGCGGTATCCTACAGGGCATCGACTATTCCAAGAGTTCGCTCCGTAACGCGGACGAAGCCCTTAGCATTAACCGCTACTTGGATACTCGCGGTGCAAAAATTGTTCCTAGGTGGGAAGGGGACCAGTGGAACCGTTGGTCCGGAATTACATCTCTATTTACTGTTGCCGCTCGCGATCGTAACTATCTGTCCATCGCCTACCGGCTGTTGGCCAGGCACTATTACGCTACGCTAGTTGCTGATAACGACTGGTTCACTCCTACGGTTATGGATGAGTCTACACCCATCACGCTGACTCCCCTCACAGCAGAGATTCCTCCACTCCAACTTCCTATTCCTGGCCAACCCCCTCAGGTCGTGGGCAATCCAGAAGCCCCTCTCTTCACTGCCGCGGCCTTCAATGGTCTTCGCAATGGAACCAAACAATTTATAGACGCCGAAGGTCTTAGTTTGGAGGAGTTGCGTGAATTGCTCGCAGCCATCGTTCCATGTGATGAGGCCAATATACCACATGTTAGGTACTCTAGACCCGCCGACTTGGTTCAAGAGATCAAGCCAGGCTCCAGTGCTTACCACCGGTATTTCTTCGGACCCACTCGTTACAAGTATCTTAACGGTGTCGATGAGGTGTTCATTCATTTTGGTAACAACCCTGCTCCCACTCCCGCTGAGATGGCCGACCTCAGTGCACACGTGCACGCCCCTCCCTCCGCCCCGGCCATAATGTCGGTGCTCCGGTACCTGATCATGCGCCACGGAGCCAGCGAGGATGTCGACACTGCTATGGAACTTTTAATAGCTAGGATTGTTATGTACCATCCTAATGTTGGCTTACGCGGTCTCAGGAACAACGTTCCCCAAGATCGCTACATCAATGCCGACGGCCATTACAGTTTCCATCTGCCCCGAGCTAAGACTGCTAGCGCGTATTTTGACGCCCAGTTCTTGCCAGCTGACGACACCACTCGACTGAACGAGTTCTTATCATTTAGTTCTCGAGAATTAGTCAATAGTGGAGTACTCTTCGCCCAAGCTCGAGCTACTGCTCTAAATTGGGCGACTGCAGCTTATTCTATGTACGGCCGGCAATGGACGAACTCTCCCGGCACTGAAACTAACACTTATGTTAAGATGCATGTCGACACTTGGTTGCGCAAATACGCTGCCGAGCCGCTCAACGTTTGGGCTAGTGCGCATAACAACGCTCTTGCTTTCTTGGTTGACTGGGCTTTATCTTCCAAAGCTCTAGCTACTGAGGCTAACGTGGTGGTGAACTGGTGGAGTGACTTCCAAGCCCCTTACCTCACGAATCCGTACCATGAGCTCTGGCAGTGCAATATGCTCCCTTCACATCAGCTACTCCCGTACCACGATGTAGATAATCCGGCAACTATAACTTGGCCGGATAACTGCCCTCTGCCGATTTCTGATGCACACTCGTTCGCCAACCACTTGGACGTCGAGTTAGCTAAGGACTTTCCCGCAGAGGCTGGCCGCTATTGGATGGGCGATGGTGGGTCAACCGCTAACGCCCAGTTCTTCGCCGCAACCGGCCTAAGTTCGGGATTCCGCTTCCAGGGCCACCACAACGCGGCACTTGCTCTCCTTCGGTGGCGTAACCGATCCCTGAGCCAACTGCCTCAAGCCCCAGCAGCCCAAGAACCTAGTTGGATGGGTGACTTAAGCACGCCCTTTTCCGACTTCCTACTCCCCGGTAGCATTGCAACGGCTAATATTTCCCAGAATACAGCCTATTCTCACGCAATCACCGCGAAGGCGGGCACGTCCCAGGCTGATCAGAACCACTTAGCTAGACTATGGTTCAATACCGCGCGTCAATTACCCCGTTCTTCCCTCGCCATCTCATACGTTTCCCCTTACCCGGAGCGGCGTGAGCTACGAACTCTTCAAGAGTATTCTATCGTTGTTTGGGAGAACGGCCAGAACGCATTCAGTGGCATGTCCTTGATGCCAGCCAACTTTTCAGTGCAGCACATGGATGCCTTCTTGCCATCTAAAGATCTTAAATTACCCGCGTTCTCCAGACCCGTGGCTGCCGATATCAGCGACTCTTCCAAAAGCGCTAGAGTTACACGGTCCACTCCCCAACCTCGGGCTAGGGCGGCTAATGTTCTTGAGAAGATCAATGCTTTCCGCCGGGCTGACCCTGTTAACCGGTCTCCCGATCCTGATGGCATTGAGGGCGTAACCGCTTCTCTCTCCCACGAGGCTAAGTACCCAGTTGAGATGAGTCAGCTACCTCCCAATATGAACAACTTCTCAACTAAAGTTGAAGACGGGCGTATTAGCGTTGAGACGTCTCCCTCACACGAGGCGAGTTTAGCAGCACTACGCGATGAACTGAAACGTTCAGCTGCGGCTAACGCTGCACTCTTGGAGCGCATTGAGCGCTCGCAATTGGTGCCCGATTTTTCGCTAGAACACATGCGAACTCAACGCCCTGTAGAAGCGGTTGCTAGCTACCCAAATCGTGGGCTCACCCGCTCTCCGCCCCGTCCACAGAGGCATACACCTCGTAGCCCTCCCAGGCCAGAAGGGAATCGCAACCATTTACGCCCAGCGTCTCCTTCTCAGCCCCAAGCTGCTCACTGCCTCCTCTTCCCTGTGGCTCAGGTACCTACGCCTGATCCGAACGCCCACTTTGGCGTTCCGCTTAGGGCCCACCTACAGCCAGAATTTCTCGCACAAAAACCTGTGCTCCCCAACGATTCCGCGGCTTACGAGGTCCAGCGACGTGTTCCCAAGTACGGTGTCCCTAGCTTTCCTGCTCACGATCCTTTCAAAGAGCTGAGTGAATATGACCCTAGTGCTGAGCATCCCCAGGGCTTAGAGGTATCTCGTGGGCACACCCAAGGCCAAGCTTCCACTTCGGAACTTAGGCTGACTGGTTCCTCTTCGCGAACCAATGATTTACCGCCAGGGACCGGTACTAGAATCACCACTCCATACGGAAACAATACTACTGACCAGAATGCTGTCGCGCAAGACGGGTTGGCACTTACCGAACTAGCGAAAAACTAGTTTGGAACGCTGCTAACTTCGAACATGCGCGCAGCGTTCTGGACAGTAGTATTTCACCGTACGGGGTTCTAGCTCGCTATTCCCCTTCTGCGGTAGAAATAGTCGCGTGTTTAACCGACCGTTTTTCTTTTGAACGATATAAAATGAGCTCGAAGACCTATTTAGGTTTCAATTTTAACGTTTTGTATCGGGATTACTCTCTACACAGAGTACCAGAAAATCTTCAGGAAGCTATTGTCGCTTCGGTCGTGTTAAACCCCAGACCTGACGCTCTGAACCTTCGGGTTTCCCCACTCGACCAACTTTGCGGTCAAAACGCCCCCCTTCAGCTAGGGAAGACCGTGCTCCCAGGCCTAGGGCATGCTTGGCTAGACGCCTTCCACACGGCTAAGAAATCACGAGAGCTGGAACTACAGCGTTTCTCTCACACTGATCACCGTTTCGGTTCAGCGACCTACGCTTACTTCTCCAATTTTGGAGATACAAAAGAGGCTAGTTGTGCAACTAGATTGCTACAGCTCTTGGGGTTAGTATACCCCTTCACTGATGAAAATCATTTGAGTCCAGGCCGCCCCTCAGGTCGGCCAGAAGACCCCTACAAATTAGGGGTTGCCTTCCACCAGCTTGTACACGCTTGTTTCACGGCTTTCGACCCCGGCTTCTTTACTTTTGCCGAAATGCAGTACCCGTTCTCGACCGAGGATAAAACGTTGGCCACCATGGACAGCTTGAGTTCCTCTTTCCCTCGAGCCAACATCCTGGCTGTAGTTTACCCGGATCACGTTCAATACTGCGTAAGACGCTCAATGCTCGAGACTGAGTTGGGTTACTACGAAATGTTAACTTATGGTCACTCCCGAGGTCAGCCACTCGTTACTAAGGCCACAGCTCCTAAGTTGATCGCAGCTTACCCTCGCAACACCGGTCGGGCAGGAGGTCGCATTCACTTAGACTTAGAAGATGTTTTTGCGGTGCCCCTCAACAACGGGACTAAGGCTCTAGCGGCTACCTTAGAACGCTACCGAAATTCTAACGATTTCGAAAGCGTTTTTGCCACTACCTTGTTACTGTTACCTACGCTAGAATCGAAAGCTACTCCCGACCTCATCCTGTTTTTCTTGAGGAATGCTGAGTACCTACTGGCTACAGAGTTCACCACTCTTGTCAAACGCCTTAAGGCTATAAACCAGTTCATTCGTATCTATCAGCGGATCCCCGGACTCGGGCTCCCCGCCTATAATATCAACCAATTGCGCGAGTTCTCAGACAGCTTATGCGGTTTGGACGTCCTCCCAGGACGCAGCGAGTTGTTGTCGCTTGACTTCAATGCGGAGCTGCTTATGCGCATGGCGGATCCGGCCATTAGAGGAGTTCCAGTCTTGGAAGGGCACTCGCTCACCTTTTCTTCGAGCCTGTATAATCAGTATGAAGATGTGGCTATTAAACAGTCATTCGATGACTTGTTGCCCCCCGTGGTACAATTAGAGCCCTTCGAACAGTGGTATAATCGCCGCATGTTCTGGGCAGCCAGCGGTGGGTCTCCCGGTTCTAAGATAACTTGGAACATCCAACAAGCCGAAAGTAAGATGCGCTTAAACAAGAGAGGTGGCTTGCTGGCTATACCCGCCGCACACTTCCGATCAATCCTAGAAGAGGCGCTGCGCCCCATCCAATGGTCCGTTAAAGCCTTAAAGTACGAACCAGGCAAATTGCGTTCCATCCTTAACACTTCAATGGAGCATTATATCTTCCAAGCTTACTTGCTAGACCATTTCGACGGGGCAGTAAGTGGTGGTTCGTGGTATGCTAGTGCGAACGCTGGTTTTACCAAGTTAACCGCCCACGTTGAGCGACTCCAGAAACTTAAGTGTGAAGTCGGTCTAATGTGGGATTTCGCAGACTTCAATATCAATCACACTTTCGACGGTATGATCAAGTTGTTTTCTGCTCTCCGGGATAATCTGCTCAAGCGGTCGCGGTCGACAGGTACTCCGATGTATGAGGAGGCGGTGAACGATATTACCACCATCACCAAATGGGTGGAGGCTGCACGCTCTAACACTTTTATTAGCGATAACGACGCTGGCAACATCGCCCAAGTGGTGAGGAGCTTGCAATCTGGAGAGAGAGCCACGTCCTGGATAAATACCCTACGTAACCACGTTGACCACGTCATAGTCCAGCAGGCTAGTCACAACCTCTTTGGTTATAACGTTTCCCCCACTCAGGGTTACAAGACAGGTGATGACGTCTTCTTGACCGTTCCTAGTATGCAAGATGCTCTCTTAACTTGTGCTATGTACAACTTATGCGGTTGTGCAGGCCAGGTTAGTAAAATCTTCGTTAGCTACCCGGAACTTGGAGGAAGTAGGGGTGAGTTCGTGCGTTACGGTTATGATGCAGGTTCTAACTCCGTCAGGGGCTACCCGCTACGGGCGCTAACTGGCTTAGTTCACGGCGAGTATTTCAATGACCCCATAATCTCACCTGCCGATCGATGCGCTACTATTCTAGAACAGAGTAAGAAACTAGCCCGCCGTGGTATCGTAGTTCCTAAGCCTATCGTCAGCCGACTCATCTCTAAGAATTGTACTCTAACTTACTCCGAAGGTAACCGTAAGATCCGGACCACTGTACCACCGGAATTAGTCGAGCTACCTGCGGCTCTAGGAGGCGTTGGTGTGACACAGGATTTGGATGCTAGACTTGTCACCGCTTCCAGTTCGCTCGACACTCTCGGGCTACCAGAACAGCGATGGGCAATTTGCATACCGTCCGGGGAAGGTAAATCAACCTTAGCGGCTAAATATCCTACCCTGTTCATTGATCATGATTCTCTCCTGGGTCCACAATTTCATGAGTTGTTGCGGGTAGCCACTATGAGCGGACAGTGGCGCGCGCTCAACTCTTATCTTAAGTCAATTGTGCCCGAAGATCCGCGAATCTTACTCACCTGGGGACCGGCGACTATCCCTAGTTCGAGAGGCATTCTTGGTGCGTTCTTACTTGCTAGACCTTCAGGTATACGAGCTAACACCGCTAACCGGAAGTCCATCCAGGACCTTGCGACACAGGGAGGCCTAAGTAAAGACAAGTTGATTATTGCCCAGAACCACGCTCAGCGAGACCGCGCTATACTCAAATTAGCGACTCAGTTGCTTAAACCTGGTTCGAAATTGCGAAAACGATTTGTCGATAAGGATACTGGGGAAGTGATGCGAGCACCCTTCTTTCAATTCCCGCGCTTACCAGCTAGTGAAGTTATGCGCCGAGCTAAAGTCCAAGTGGTTGATTATCAAAGTCTACACTTATACGGTGCGGGTAGCAAGATTGATCAGCTCGACCAGTCATTGCTCACTTCTGGGTTAACAGGTGCCTTGCCAAAGAGTTTGCTCAGTAACGCCCTAGCTAAACAAGCTAAAGAGCTACAACATTACCTGAACCAGGGAACGTTTTCCTACTACGTGCCCCCCACGCTCGACGACTTTCATCCGCAGGCGTCAATTAAGGCTATAGCTCAACAGGTTAGGGACCAGCTGAGAGACTACTTCGCGGGGGTCACTGCTCGTGTGGCGGCGCCGGGTCATAACTACAACTCGATGATTGCACTGCTGCAGCCACTAGGTTTTAGTGACGGTGCCGGCCTTCAATTGGCTATCACGTCACAGAAGCCTGTTAAATATGCTGGTAAGTTAGGTCAACTGTGGAGTGTGTTTCACATCGCGATGAAGCCGCGATTAGTCCCTGCCCAGCAAGCACTTCGTATCGATGCATATGCCGCTACGCTCCAGCGTTTTTGCAACGTCAATCCAGCTACGAATGAGGTACATGCGCTCATTTACCAGTACTTGAGCGGTGATTTGAACTTATACCCCCCGAGTGCAAGCCACCTCTCCTCAGAGCTTGCGAGCGTTACCCGCGATTTGGCACTAATGACATTCGAAGCTCGCCACCTCGACACATTCGTGCGAGGCGCTGATTACTTACGTGAGTTAATCAGTGCGTTAGACACGTGTGCGCAATTAGCGTTGTGTCAAGTTCTTGATGAATTTGCCCCGAACTTTATTATTCGGGATTAAGATTCTCCAAGAAGAATTTCTCTTATCAATTTTGAGAAACCACC